AACATTGTTTAACGACATTCATGTGCAACACGATGATGGTGCAGGAAATGTTATTTCAGATATTAAGGTTCCGATTGCATATGGACCAAGACAAAAGTTTTTAGCAAGAATCACGCAACAAGCAGAATTAAATAAAGCAACTCAAATTACATTACCAAGAATGTCTTTTGAGATTACAAATATTGCCTATGACTCTACAAGAAAGGCAGGTATTACGCAAACATTTAAGGCGAAAGATTTAAATAATGACCAGATGAAAAAGGTGTTTATGCCAGTGCCATATAATCTTGGATTTGATTTAAATATATTAGTTAAAACTCAAGATGATGGTTTACAAATTTTAGAGCAGATATTACCTTTCTTTCAACCAGGTTTTAATATATCAATTGATTTGGTAAAATCTATTGGTGAAAAAAGAGATATTCCAATGGTATTATCAAATATCGCACAGCAAGATGATTATGAGGGAGATTTTGTTACGAGAAGAGCATTAATATACACCTTATCATTTACAGCAAAAACATTCTTCTTTAATCATATTGCACAAACTCCAGAAGGACTTATCAAAAAAGTTCAATTGGATTACTACTCAAATACAAATACAAGAACAGCATCAAGAGTTCAAAGATATACTGTTGTACCAAAAGCGAAGAAGGATTATAATGAGGATAATGTTATAGATACTGCAGATGACTTATTAATTGAACCAGGTGATGATTTTGGATTTACAGAAACAAGTTCATTCTTCGGGGATGCAAAAGACTTTGCACCTAATAGAGGGGTAGATATCTAATGAGTAAGTTTGATTCTTTAAATGATACATTCAATACTGATGATGGTGTTGAAATGGATGCGATTGTTAAAGCAGAAAATACTGAATTACAGAAGAGTCAAACTAGAGCAGAGAACGTTGAAAAGGATTATGATTATACAAGAGGTAATTTATATTCACTTATAGAAAAAGGTCAAGAAGCAATCAATGGTATTATGGAAGTTGCAGGTGAAACTGCAAGTCCAAGAGCATATGAAGTTGCAGGTCAACTAATAAAAAGTGTTGCGGATACTACAGATAAGTTAGCAGATTTACACAAAAAAGTAAAAGATATAGAAGCAGATAATCCAAAAACTCAAAGCACAGTTACTAATAATGCTTTATTTGTTGGAAGCACCGCAGAATTGCAGAAGATGTTAAAAGATGGAATGCTAAATAATAATAGCTCTGAATAGTCTGTATAATGGCAAAGACTTCCTGTAAAAAGGGACAATACTATTGTAACACTGATAAGAAGTGTAAACCTATTCCTGAAGGATATACCGTTCGTGAGGATGGTTTTCTAGTAAAGGAGGGATGGTCTGCAAAGTATAAAAAGTCTATTGATTGTAATAACCCAAAAGGTTTTAGTCAGAAAGCACATTGTGCAGGTAAAAAGAAAATGACTGAGGAATCAAATCCTCGCATTGCCCGTAAAAAAGGTCAACCTGCAAAATCAAAAAAACATTCTGATTTATACACTGATGAAGATCCTAAAGGAACTATTCATGGACTTGGTTTTAAGGATGTCGCAACAGCGAAAGCGAGTGTGGCAAAAATTAGGAAATCAGGTCGATCACACGCTCATAAAATTCAAGCAGCAATTGCTATGGAACAAAGAGCAAGAGTGATGGGTAAAACCTCTGAAGCAGCTGTCTATAGAAAGTTTATCAACTCAATGAAAAAGAAAACAAAAGCGATGAATGAATCAAAGCATGGTGATCACGAATATGAAATGATTCGTCGTCAGACTGACAATATAATGGTCGCTGCGAAAAAAATCAAAAAGAAAGTTGGTAAAGGTGAGGGTAATGAAATGGCTTGGGTTCAGTCTAAAATCACAAAAGCAGCAGATTATCTTGATACTGCAGCAGATTATATGACTGATAAAGAAAGTGTCAAAGAGGGAACACTTCGTTCTTGGTTTAAAGGTTCTAAATCAAAAGACGGTAAAGGTGGATGGGTAAACGTAAAAACAGGTGGAACCTGTGCAAGTGATGAACCAGGCGAGGGAGTACCAAAGTGCGTATCTCGTGCTAAGTATGATAGTATGAGTAAGAAGGAAAGAGAATCAGCACATCGTAGAAAAAGAGCAGCAGATCCAAATCAACAGAAGAAAACTGGTGCTGCAAAACCAACATATGTTGCAACTGACAAACCTAAAAAAAAGAAAATGAAAGAAGAATTTGTTTCACTACCTCTTCAATTAGAGATTCCACAAAACGATGCAGAATTTAAATTAGGTCTAATGTTCCGTGAAAGTTTGGAACAAGATCGAGGTATGTTATTCATATTTGAAAGTAATGATTATCACTCTTTTCATATGAAGAATACTTTCATTCCTCTTGATATTGCTTTCATCAAAGAAGATGGTACAATTGATAGCATCAAAGAATTAGATCCAATGAGTCCTGTTCCTGTTTATCCTGATAGTGAAATCAGATACGCAGTTGAAGTCAATCGTGGTTGGTTTGCTGAGAATAGTGTTGAAGTAGGAGATAGAATATTAGAAGAAGCAGAAGAAATAAATGAAGTTAAAGATAAGAAGGGTAAAGGTAGTGGAACAAAAGATGCTTGTTATTACAAAGTTAAATCAAGATATTCAGTTTGGCCAAGTGCATATGCGTCAGGTGCATTAGTTAAGTGTCGTAAAGTTGGTGCTGCAAACTGGGGTAATTCTAAAAAAGAAGAAGTTGAAATTGATATTCCAGTAGTAGAGCATCATCAAAAAGATAAAGATGGTAATACCATTCCACATGAAGATGGTAAGAGTGATTGGAGACAAGAACTTGATGAAAAGTGTTGGCCAGGATACGAAAAGAAAGGAATGAAAACAATGTTTGGTAAGAGGTACCCAAACTGCGTAAAAAAGTCCAAGAAGAAGAAGTAAAAGATACTTCTTCTTTACAGGAAAAGAAAAAAAATATTAGAAAAAAGTTTCTTAGTCCAGTAAAAAAACTTGAAGATTTTGATAAAAATTATCATACAAAAAATCAGTTAATGCCTGGTTCTGGTATTGATAAAATAAAGAAAGATTTACAAGATGAATATATAAACGAAAAAACAAAATTAAAGAATACTAATTACGGTCCTGCTATAGTATATCAAAAAAATGAAAAAATCGTACCTGCTAAAGTAAGGAAAATGATGACAGGTGGAGATGGCACTGCTTATATGGGTGAAGCAACAATGACTCCTGCTCAAAAGAGAAAGGATACAATGTTGAAGAAAAAATATGAAAAATCTGATGATATGATGAAAAGTTTCAAAGACCAATATGGTAAAGAAAAGGGTGAAAATGTTTTTTATGCTTTCATTAGAAAGAAATCTATGGAAGAGGAAAACATTCAGGAAGTATTAGATAAAAAAGATGTACCATTTGTAAAAAAATTAATCAAGGCACTTAAAGATGGTTCTATTACACATTTAGGACAGTCTAAAAAATTGGCAAAAGCTTTGAAAGAGCAGTTAGGTGGTGTAGGTCCTAAAGTTGCTCCATCATCTCAAGAGATGAAGAAAAAATTAACTGTAGCAAAAGAACCACTTACTAAACAAAGTTTAGAAATGAGAAAACAAGATCAGGCAAATATAACTAGTAAAATGAATCAATTAGGAGGTATTGAAACAACAACTTCTAAAAATGGTAAGTTAGATTCAATGAGTATCCAGAGTGTGGGTAGTGGAACAAATAAAGATGCATTAAAATCAGTGTTAGCTAAATCAGCAACTGGTGTAAAGATGGATGCTGATGGAGTAGTTCCAGATGCAGGTGCAGTTGTACAACAACAAGCAATGAAAGGTATGAATATTGCTCAAAATACTATAAAAAATAATCCTACAAAATTTACGTCCTCACAAAAGCAAGATGTTAATACTGCTATGAATTATGCTAAAAGTGGTCAAATAAAAACAGATATAAACAGACAAATACCTGGTACACAACAATTTAGATATGATATCGCAGCAGACGAAATTAATTTAGCATCTCAAAAAAATAAACCCAAAACAAATAAAGGTATAAAAATTGGAATGCAAAAAGAAGACATTACTGATGAAGCATTAACAATTCAAGATTGGAATGTTGATGATATCAAGTTTACAGAAATTGAAACTGTTGATATAATCAAAGCAAAACCACTCAAAGAAAGTATGTCTAATTGGAGAGAAGATTTAGATGAAGATTGGCAAAAGGTAAATCGAAAAGATAAGACTGATGGTTTGAGTAAAGCAGCAGTCAAGGCATATCGTCGTGAAAATCCTGGTTCTAAATTACAAACTGCAGTCACAAAAGATCCTAAGAAATTAAAGAAAGGTTCTAAATCAGCAAAGAGAAGATTATCATTCTGCAGAAGAATGAAAGGTATGAAGAAAAAACTTACCTCTGCTAAGACAAGAAGAGATCCAGATTCAAGAATAAATAAAGCATTACGAAGGTGGAACTGCTGATGAAAACATTTAAACAATTTATATCTGAAGTGGTTCAGAAGATGAGTTCTATGAAAGAGTATGGTGATAAATCCGAAGATCCTACCAATTTTTTAAGAAATAAGGAAAAAGAAAAAATTGAGTTTAAGAAGGGTACTAAGTTTAAACTTCCTTTAGATTTAGTAAAAAAATAAAAACAACATAAATAATCAATAAAAGTTTAGAATTATGTTAATTAAAGTCTTAGCAGCAGAGGGTGACTTATCATCTGCTTCAAATGTTGACTCAGCTAGTGTGGTAAGACTTTACAATGGTCATTCCGCAGCGTTAGTCATAACAAGAAAAGATTCTGGTGGAACTACAATTGGTAGTTTTACTTTAGGTACGTTACAATCAATCGTAATTGAAAAAGATTTTACAGATACTTTAACTGCAGCATCAAATGGTGGGAGTGTCAAAGTAGTTAAAGTAGCATTTACTATTTCATAATTAACTAGATGAGTGAAGTTTATCTTGGTAATCCTAATTTAAAAAAGGCAAATACTCCTATTGAATTTACACAGGAGAATATAGT